ATGACACAACAAATCACAAAACTCGTAATCGGCGCGGGCATCATGGCTATCGCGGCGCAAGTCGGGGCCAGCGAGTTTCTGATCGATATGCAGGGTGCAGCCGGAAAGCGTGTCAATGTGTACGCCAATGACGCGGCGACCGACCACACGCCGGTCGATGATGTCACGAATCCTGGCCCAAACCGGATCCGTCAGATTGATCTGACAATGGTCTATGAAGCGATCGACCAACCCCTATGGTTGGAATATCAACTCCAGTTCAAATGCCCCAAGCCGAGCAAACGCGGCCGTGGCGCGCCCAAGCACAAGGCTGATTCAACCGGCATGTTGGACACGCCGGATTCGGTGGAATTCCGGGTGGCCAGCGGCACAAAGTCCATGAAACAGGATCCGGCGATCATTGATCTCCAGCCCACCGATTGGCAAAGTACGAGCAGCCATACGATGCGACAGGCATGGAATGTAGCCTGCAACAGTGACAGCATTATCGGCGCCAAAGAAACTGCCTCGGTCAATCGTGTGGTTAAGGCCGAAGCATTGCGACCGAAACTGGCAGCCCTTGGTTTGAATGGACTGGAACTGGTCCCGGACGGACTGTCGATGAGTTCGCTTGCCGACTTTACCTGGGAAAAGCTGTGGTCCGATGTACCGAAGCCTGCGATCAACAACGGCCGCAAGCTGACGCCGGCAGAATCGGCAGCGCACAAGGCAAAATTGGCGCAAATGCAGCAACGAGTAACCGAAGTGCAGGGGAGGGTGCAGGGCAGTCTGGCGACGATGAAGGCCGATCTGGATTTTACTCAGGCCGCCGCTGAATACCGGGGAACAAGGCGTTTATCGCGCAGTGAATCGATCCTGATCCAGGTCTGGACGGGCAAGACCGAGCAAGAGGTCGTCGCGGCGAACGGCAACCCAGCTGTCCGTCAGGCCGGGATTGCGCGGACGCTGTCTTATGGGCAGTCCTTTGACAATCGCGTCATGTGGCAGAACCTCGCGACCGGCGCGACGTATGGCGGCGGCGGTTATAAAAGCTGCAACGTCCGCTATGTGCTGATCCCGGACGGCGCCGGGATGCTGAGGGTTGCCGATGTGAATGTCTTCAGTGAAGCAAGTGGCGACACAAGAAAGATACGTGACGCCTGCGCCGACATCTTGAACGTACCAAACGGCTGAAATCATGGCCTATTTTTGAGCCGCGCTCATGCAAGCCGAAAGCTGGCGATACGCCAGCTGCAGCTGGACAACCTTTGAGCGGAACACCTCTTTCCCCTGAAACTGGATAGCGAGCTCATTACTGTCCGGCTTTTCCTTCACCGATTTCCGCACGTCGATGGTGAGCAACAGCGCCCCAGTGCTCTGGCCCGGCATGCTCACATGGGCGGCCTGGACGTTCTGCGTGGGGTGGTTGGTAGATGACAACGTGATGGGAACGATCTCGGTCTTTGTCACCGGAGGGATCGCCTCGCTGACGAACCAAACGCCGCCATGACCTTTTCGCGCCATTCCAGCGTCGGCGGGGCCACGAAGCGAAAAGGTGGAATCTGGCGTGATGAAATTAACCGAGCAGTGGTAACCGGTGTTGACGGGTTCGCGTACCAGCACCCAATTGCCCTCAACCCCCTTGTAGAAGGATTCGCTGAACATCGGCTTGCCCGGATCCGCGCCGCCGAGCAACTCAGGGGCGATTTGAGCAGCGCAGGGGCTGGTCCATGCCATGGTGACTACTACGCCGATCAGCCAATTCTTCATCTAAAATCGCTCTTCATTCGTGGGGCCCTGACGTACGGTTTCGTGCAATTCCTGTCCTGCCCCTATCCAAGCGGCTACGGGCCATAGCTTAGCCTTCCAAGACTGCAGTGTAACGCCCTGCACGCCATGTACTTCTGCGAAGACTCTATCCCGTACGGGTCACCGGTGGCGGACTCCAGCTTCTGTCAATGATCGGCTCTTCCCCCGTGACGGGGCAGGGAAGGCAGGAGTGGTTGCGGAGTCTTTGGTCTTGATGGTTTCGTCGACCTGGCCCAGCGGATACAGCACAACCTGGTTGATCAACGCTTTGACTGCGGCCCTGTCCTGGGCGGTATCGTCCATGAAGATGCGGGGCAGCACGGCAATCAGATCGGGGGTGTCCAGGTGTTGGTAACCGGCGCCGTACACGGTGTCCTGGTTGGGACAGGCCACGAAGTTCTGGTCGGACGGGGCCGGAATGCCCTTTTGCATGCGCTTGTTTACTGCAGCTAGGGAGCGCTTGGGCTGACCATGTACCAAGTCGATGACATCGTCAGCGACGCCGCCGACCATCTGCTGTCAGCGGCTGCACGAAACGCTGTTGGCGCAACCGACCTTGCCGGTAAAATCAGCTTGGCGGTGGGATCCTACCTGGACGCGGCAACCACATTACGGACACAGAGCAACCCGATGTTGTCGAAACTTAATGCCGCAACGGCGCTCTGCCAGGCGGCCGCAAGCCCGGCCGAACTTCCTGTAACCTAGCTTCAGGCGATTGACCGCTATGTCGCGCCTGAAGTGACTCGGCAGAAGATCCCTGGCTTGACGCTCGGCGTCTATCGCCATGGGCACGCCGTGCTCTTGAAGGGGTATGGATTTTCGAACATCGAGCACGACGTGCCGGCCGCCCCGAATACCGTGATCCTGTCGGCCAAGGTAAACGAGATCATCGCCACCTCTTGGCCCGTTGATCCGTTTGGCGAGCAATCCGCCAACACCACCGCTCGCATCAGGGCGGCGGCGTCGCCTGTGACGAGCGCGAGCGAGACACAGCCGACGACCGCCGCCAGCACCCGCGACACGATAATTTCTGTCGGCAGTCGTCCTGTCGGCACGTTCCCAGAGTCTGTGCAGAATCGATACGGTGGCAGCTGATTCCGCGACGGGCCATGCTGGGCGGCCCGGTTACAATTTCCGCTCACACGGAGCGGGATGCACATGGACATTCGAAGAGTTGTTGCCGTTGCACTCATGGCCATCTCGCCAGCCGTCGCGGGGCAGGGGATCAAAACGGCTTCAGGGCCTCAACCGACGCCCAGGTACGTGCAAAAGGCCAAACAGCCATACAATCCCGGCGCAACGCCTCTGAAGTGCGATCAGCACGCTGATCCTCGGTACCGTCTGCTTTGCAACGACATTGAGCACGCCCATGTTCAAGGTATGGCGAAACGACAGGGGCTTCCTATGCCATCGGCGGACGTCATCTCGCTGCCGTCGATGGGGAGCGCTGGTGCCAAGGCGCTTGGTGCGGCGTGCATCGGTGGCACCGCAATGCGGCGTCTGCCGAATGGCTGGGAGCAGCTGCGGGACGCTCAGGGGAATTGGCGGCGGTGCCGCGAGCAGTGATTGGGGTGTAGGGGCCAAGCCCCTACGGCCAACGCTTTATCCGCGCTTGGGGCACGGGACATGTGGACCACATTTGACACCTCGGCGGCGGGACCGGGATCACCCATGCCCAGCCGCCGTTCCCTGCGAGTTCTGACGTACTCGCGCAGGTATACGACGCTTGAATCCATTGTGGCGCAGGGCTTTCCAGTGGTCAGCGATCGCGTCGGCCGCGGCCGGGTTTCCTCCATCATCAGCCGCCATTCCCGGGCGATATTGCAGGTGAGCGACCACCAGGTCATATCGACAGGCTCAAGGCTTTAGCCCTCAGGTGTGAACATGTGACCGGGCTGAAAGCCAAAACCGGCCCAAGGGCCGGTTAGGTTGATGCGGTCGTGCGTATCCATCTCGATCATGCTGCAATCTCGTCCTTGTTGGGTGTCCGAGAGGAGAAGCAAGAGCCGATCCAGAGCTTGAGCCAGCGCCAGCCGGAGCC